CAACAAACCTAGAAACAAAAATTTATTCCGTTTAATTTAAGAAACCACTAAGAAAGCTTCGGGCCCAACAAACCCAGAAACAAAAATTTATTCCGTTTAATTTAAGAAACCACTAAGAAAGCTTCGCCCTTATTAAAACAAACACATCGCAAAGCCACCCAACTTACAAACTTCTAATGAAGCCATCACGACACAACACATTTTCAGGTTAGCTGTTATATAATATAGAAAAGCAAAATTAGTATATTCCGTCAATAAAGCATATAATACCACACCTTTAAGCGGAATATGCGCATATACTCCAAATATGAAGGTATAAATATGTCATATACAGCACCAGACTATGATAATATAGTTAGACTTTTCAACGCCTATAGAACCGACAAAAAAACATTGGTTCCGACAATGGCGGGGTTCAGAGCACATCTACTAAACAAGCAAGGGTATGCAGCGTGGATAGTGAAAGCGTTGATGCGTCAGATAAATAAAGATCCAAATCTCAAGTTCCACCTCAACACAGTAATTGAGGCAAACATTTTGGAGGGAGCCTTAGCAGGAACACTGAAATCAGACGTAGTTCGATTTGTGCTCAAAAACCACTACAATTACAGCGACACACCAGAATTGAAGGCTGATGTAGCGGCAACAACCAAACAGATTGTCTATAAACCAGCGACAAAAGAAGATACATGATAGAAAATAAAGCAACATCGACTAAAACATTAAACAACAACAACATCAACCAAGGCATGTGGTTAAGCGTATTTGATGACAACCAAGCACAACCAAATACAAGCGACGAGAAAGAATACACACCTCCTTTACTCCGCCACGACTTAACGTGCATTGAACAACAACACATACATTTATACGACGAAGAAGACGAAGAAGATAAAGATGCTTTGGTGTTGAGCTTGCTACCCCACCAGATAGAATTGATGAACGACACAAAATCGAAAATACTAGGTATCTCCGCTGGGTATGGTTCAGGAAAAACATTTATAGTAGCTAGGAAAACGCTACAACTAGCGGCATTAAATCCAGGCACGGATCTTATTGTGTGCGAACCTAACTTCCCTCTCCTGACGCAAATACTTTTACCGGAGCTACATGCAGCGCTGCAAGAAGCGGGGCTACAATATACATACAAAGCCACAGAACAGACATTTTATGTTGCGTTTGAGACCACAGACCCAAAAACAGGAGAAGCTAAAATGGTTGAGAACAGATTAATTTGTAAGTCGTTAGAGAACTATGATAGGCTGATAGGGATAAACGCAAGCGCAGTTATACTAGATGAATTCGACACAGCTAAGCCTGACCTGGCCTACAAGGCATTCTTGAAACTGTTGGGGCGACTCCGGGCAGGTACGACACGACAACTCGTCATAGTATCGACCCCAGAAGGTTACGGGGCGATGTACAGAATATTTATTAAAGAGGAGAAAGGGCGCTTAATAAAAGCCAAGACCACAGACAACATTTACCTGCCTGATGATTTTGTGCAGACGCTATATGACATATACCCAGATAATTTGGTACAGAGCTATATTAATGGGGAGTTTGTTAACCTAAAAACGGCGGCGGTGTTCCCGCACTTTAACAGGTTAAAACACCACACAGACATAACTGTGACAGACGAGGAAGATATATGGTTGGGGGGCGACTTCAACGCGGGTGGTAGTGTGACACTGATAGGGCTGTTAAAACCGCATCCAGACCCCGACAAAAACACGGAGGTGCTGTATATAGTAGGCGAGATGCTGACCGACGACACATTTGAGACCAGAGATAAGCTCAATGCTATGTTTAGAGGGAGAAAACTCTATGGTAGTTTTGACGCTACAGGATCTAAGAAGACTACTAACGCGTCGAGATCAGATTTGGATATACTCGCAGAGGCTGGGGTGTCGTTGATGATGGGGGAATCTAACCCGCATATGATGGATTCGATTCTGAGCGTTAACAGCGCGTTTAAGAGGGGGGAGTTAGCCATTAACACAGATACATGCCCAGCTTTGACGCGCGCGCTAGAGCAATTAGCTTACGATGAGGTAACAGGCAAGCCTGAGAAGTTTAGCGGGCCTGGTACTATAGACGATTACACTGATGCGCTGCGTTACTTAGTATGGGCGGTGAAGCCATTAACCAAGGTGACATTTAGTAACTATAATATACTAGGACGCCAAAAAAGATATTGATTTTTCAGTTTGTTTTAACAATCTTTGCGCTATAATATAGAAAAACATTAGGAGAACCACATGCCACAAACATCGGACACAACCAAGAAGATCGAATGCAAAGGCAGCTTCCAAAGACTGCCACTTGACGCGTTCAAGTTAGACTCTGAAAAGAGATATAGTGACCTGTATATACTCAGAAAAGGTTTATGGGAGCGGTTCGGCGGCGTACTTGACGAAGAAGGCAACCCTGTATGGGATGAAGAAAAAGGTCAGTGGGTTAAGAGCAAAAACACTGTTGAAGATGAGTAGAATATGACATACGACGACATACCACTACACAGGGACTATATAGCTTTCCAGTCTCGCTGGTTACAGCTCAAACATTGTTTAGAAGGTGAAGAAGCGGTGAAGGCTGAACGGGAAAGATATTTACCATACCCTGTCAGGGTGGACGATGAAGATAAAAACAGCAAAGAATATCAAGCGATGTATGAGCTTTTCTTGCAAGGGGCCCATTTCGTAGAGTTTACAGCCGAAGCCGTAGAAGATTTAGTTTCTTCGGCGTTTAGACGACCATTAGAACTTAAGAGAAACGCTGAGGTGGTTACGGAGATAGAAGAGCTGGACTATATAGATTTCGCTGATGTCGGTAAAGAGGTTGTGAGCGCTGTAGGGGCTTATGGGCGTGTGTTTTTGCTTGTCGACTATCCTTCGATAGAGACAGTACCTAATATGATAGAGGACCAAAATAACAAAGCGTACATCACACTCTACCCCCCACTAGATGTACTTAACTGGAGAGAAACAAAACGTTCAGGTAAGGTTGAGTTGGTTAGGGTTGTGCTACGCGAGATCGACGAAGTAGCTATAGCTAAGAGTGAAGATGCTGAGACAGGTACAGCCGATGTCAAGTACATGTACAGAGAACTCATTATCGAAGACGGTATTTATAAGATCAAGATATATCGTGAAGATCAAGATGTCAAGACCATAATTCCGCTGGCTAACGGCGAATATTTGACAGAGATTCCGGGGTTGTTCATAGGCACAACTTCGAATACAGCTAGGGTAGATAAGTCTCCTGTAATGGGTATATCTAACTCGAATATTAAACACTATCAGACGTGGGCGGAGCTTTTATACTTGCAGACATATGTAGGACACCCGCAGTTGGTACTCACAGGACTTACACCGGGCTGGAATAAGCAGGCAGAGAAACAACAATTTAAAGTTAAGATGGATGCGGCAGAGATTCTGGCCCTTGAAGGAGATAGTTCAGCTGCGCAGATATTAGAGATAGATACAAAACAGCTGATTCATTTCAAAACACTGGAGGTGTTAGAGTCTTCGATGGCAGAGCAAGGAGCAAGAATAAAAGCTATAAGCCACAAAGCTGGTGTTGAGTCAGCAGAAGCGCTTAAAATAAGAACATCCGCGTCGATGAGTAAATTAGCTTCAATTGTACAAAATGCGTCCGAAGGGCTGACAGAGGCACTAAAGTGGTTGGGTGCTTATATGGGCGAGGATTTAGATGCATATAGCATATCTATTAATAAAGAGTTCTACTCACCTAACCCCGACGGACCTTTTTTGACATCGATCTCTAATGCTGAAGTAGCAGGCACAGCTCCGAGAGGAACAGCGTTAAACTATCTAAAACAGGTTGAGTTGGTAGATGATAACATACCCAACGAAGTTTATTTGAAAGATATGGTGTTAGCAACGGAGCAGGTACCAATGCCTAATAAACAACAAGGTGGTACGACGCAAATCAATAAAATACCAGGGTCGGCGCCGATACCGGCCAAGAATAAAAACTAAAATCAAGACAAGGACAAAACATGTTACCGAAAATAATTGCTGATTTATCTGTAGTAGAAGAGAAGTATAGAGCACTGTACACTAAACAAGAAGATGGTACATATAAGTTAGACGAAAATGTGACCGAAGATGTTACAGGATTAAAAAACACCAACATAGCACTTAAACAAGAAAAACTTGAGCTAAAGCAGAAGCTGGAAGAGTTAGAACGGTTTAAGAGAGAAAAAGAAGAAGCCGAACTTTTTAATCAAAAGAAGTACGAAGAGTTGCTTAAGAGTAAAGAAGAGACATTTAAGACCGAGTTAGAAAAAGCTAAAACACAGATACAAAAACTGCAAGACTCTATTAAACAAACTAAAAAAGCTGAAGTGGTGAATAAGTTGGCTAGAGAGCTAGCGGGTGATAGGGCGCCTATATTAACACCTCATATACAAAGTATGGTTGAGGTAGGCTTAAATGAAGAAGGTATCCCAGAAGTTAAGTTTATGAATCATTCAGGTGAGATGATTAACGAAGATGCTGTGTTGGCGGAGTTCAGAGGAAACAAACTTTTCCAGGCTGTAGTAAAAGGCAGAAACAGTACAGGAGGCGGTGCGTCCGGAGGAGCCGACATATCGGGAGCAGATGATGGTTCGTATGATAAATACTTCGACGAAAATAGTCCTCACTACTCACCTACAAAACAGTACGAGTTACAACAAAGTAACCCTACATTACACGACGCTTTGTACGCTAAATATTTAGCCGGCAGGTACTAGAAACCCACAACACTTATAAAACCCCACCCAACACAAAGCTTCGGGTGGACTAAGCATTTCTTCAGCAAAACTATACTATAATATATCAATAAGTGCAGGAGGACTTAGGCGGTGGAAGAGGACCCACACCGTTCAACACAAAATCAATAAAAGGAAACATTATGGTAGTATTGGCTGATTTGATCCAAAGAGATCAATACGACAGAGAAGTGCTTAGACAATCACTAAGAAAATCTGTTTTGTTTAATTCAGGCTTAATAGTAAAAGACCCAAATCTTCGCAAGAAAATGATGGCAAATGTAGGGTCGACATTTGAGTTTGATTATTTTTTCGATTTAGCTGATAATGAAGGTAGAATCTCTGACGACTCAACAACACTCGCAACCACAGATGCTATTAGTACTGGTACAGATGTAGCTGTGGGTAACTATAGAAACCGTTCTTGGGGCGCTAGAAACATTACAGCGAATTTGTCTCATACAGGAGATCCTATGTTAGCAATTGCGAGCAGAATAGGCGCTTACTGGGGAAGACAGATGGATTATACAACATTATCAATCATTAAAGGTATCTTAGCAGATAACGTGGCTAACGATGGTTCAGATATGGTCAACGACCAAACAGGTAGCGCTGTCAACATTAACATGATTTTGGATACGCAACAAACAGCTGGTGACGCCCAAGACATGTTCGGTGTTATGATTTGCCACTCTGCAATTAGAACAAAGCTTAAAAAAGATGGTGTAACAGACAGAATCTACGATCCTGCTACAGGTAAGTTCTTGTACGAAGCTCTAGGAGGACTAAGATTGGTAATCACCGACGCTGTTGATTCACCTTCGGCGGGGAACTACACATCTTATATTATAGGTGGTGGTATGATCGGTTACGGCGAAGGTAAACCTAAACTAGCTCACGAGATAGAGAGAAAAGCAGCAATTGGTAACGGTGCGGGTGAAGAGACATTGTGGGAGAGAAAAAATTTCTGTTTACACCCTTACGGGTTTAGTTTCCAAAAAGCGGCTATGGCTTCAACTTCACCTACAAACGCTGAGTTTGAACAAGCAGCTAACTGGGACAGAACAGCGGATAGAAAGAGAATTCCTTTCGCGGCATTGATCAGTAGTATATAAGGCGGCGTAGTTATGACAGCTTTAATAGTTCACCCAGCTCCAGGATACAATACTTTTGTGGATGTGGCCGGCGCTGATACTATAGCTGAAGACTACATCGACCACGCTATATGGGATGCGATGACAGCAGAAGATAAGCAACGATGGCTGTTATATACAGGTCGTCTCATAACATCGTTAAAAAACATAGAAATACCGGACAGTGTGGTTGTGTGCCTGGCTGGTGCTCAGATGCAGATACTCATGCATATACTGCGCAACAACTTATATGCAGATAAAGTAGGCCAGCAAGTGCGCGTGGAGTACTTTAATAAAATGAGTATAGAATATTTCAAAAATAATAACGCGGACAATTTGGTTTTAAGTGACATCCCGGCAGAAGCTTGGAGTTGCTTAATTTCTTTGGGTGCGACAAAGCCCAGTTTTGTGGGTAATGTGGGTGTGTTCAGGAGAACAAGATGAGGTGTGCAGCTAAAGATCAATTTACAAAAGTTATAACTCATTTGTTCAATAGATTTGGTCAAGAAGGTCAACTTCACAGCGTCATTGCTTCTGACTATATTCCGTCAACAGGCGAAACAATAAAGCAAGAAGTCACAGCTAACATACTGTATACTAACACAAACATAGAGACTGTAAGCGACATAAACATTAAAGAGAAGTTTGTTCAATTCGACGATGGATTGGCTAAGTTCCAAACAAGTACTGTGTCGTTCATTTTTACAGGAGATACCATAGATGTTGACGAGACAAGTTACATTGTGACAGCTAGTTCAAGAAAGATATGGTTTAAAAAATTAACACCTTATATAGTTAATGATGTGGAGCTAGTTTATGTAGCTGAAGTGGATGAAGAGCATGAGTAGTACATCTTATTCTTTTAAACCCGGCTCAACTGTTAAGTGGGATAACTTATTTGGTGTTATAGAAAATAATGTTAAAGAAGTTATAAGAGAAGAGATTTTTAACTTACGCGACGATATCCGAGCTGTATGGCCTGTAAAGACAGGACGGTCTAAGATGGGTTGGCGTATTCGAGGTAATCGGTACGGTTGGTCTATTGTAAATCCTACAGTAAACCCTAAAACTGGTTATCATTACATACCGTTTCTGTGGTCTGGCGGTTCACCGCAATTACCACTGGGCGGAGATCCTATAGTTAGGGCCAGGTCAATTATACTATTAAATAGGTTTAGGAGACTTAAATGGAATGCGCGTCATAGAAGGTACGATCCTATAAAAACTAGAAGAGGAGATCTGGTCATATGAGATTAAAAGATGTATTGGTAGCAATAGAGACAGAGATCCATGATAACTGGCCGGGTTTAGTACACTTCGACGACTCTATAGCTCACCCTTCTGTAGATGAGTGGGTACATGTAAACGTAGTCCCTATAACCAGCGTGGACAAATCTTACGATGGTTGTAGTTACGATTTGTTTGGTGTTTATGTGGCGTGTTATGCGCGGACAAAAGTTAAGGCTTATGATTTAGCGGACAGATTCATGTCCTTTTTAACAAATAAAAAGATAGGTGGTGTGTATTTGCGCGATTCACATCCAGTTGACCAAGGTAACGTAAATCGCGATCGTTTTTATTCAAAGTTTGTGATTTACGCTAATAATTAATAAGGAGTAGATATGGCAATCAATGGTATAGATACACAACTGGTAACAGTTACGGTAGATGAGGTAGTTAACGGAACTGCGGCGGGTTCACCTACAGCAGTGCAGTGTGTTTTGGATTTAGGTAACTATAAACAATCAAGAGCTAAGAAGACATATGCGTGTATGAGTTCTAATGAATCAACTGTTGGTCTTGGGTCGATTACAAGAGACCCGTTAACATTAGGTCTTTTATATAATGAAGATAACACAGATGGACAGAAAAAGTTAAAAGACGCGTTTAACAATAACTCTGATGTAGATATTGTGATTGAATTCAATAACACACCAGGCGGAGGTGTTCACGGGACACAGATTAGTGCTCGTATGGGAGTAGCTGAGTGGGATATGGCTATGCCTAAAGATTCTAAAATTGAGCTCACATTTTCGTTAGAGTTCAAAGGTGCGGCCACTATCATAGAGGCAGCATAGCAGACACTTGGTGTCTGCTTCAGTGACGCTTATTACCTTGTCATAAGCGTCACTGAAGCAGATTCTGCTTGAAATTAGACAAGGATGTTATATGAACATATTTACACAAATATTTGGAAACGAACCAACAGAGCATTACATAGAGGCCCTAGGACAAACTATTAAGTTGAGAAAACTAACACTAAAAGAGCAGTGGGAGTTTCAACAGAGAATGATCAAAAGCGTAAATGGTAAGAATGTAGAGATTGACTACGAAGAAGCGACAAAGATTAAATATGAAAAAATAGCTAAAGCGATGGTAGAACCGTCTATGACAGCTGAAGAGTTAATGTCACTTCCTGCTGACGCAGAGACAGCAGTAGATGAGATTTACGCTTTAGTAGATCCAAAAGGGGCGGCCGCTGTAGAAGAGGTTATGCAGGCGGAACTAGAAGAGGGAAAGCGCCCTCAGTAGACTTTTTTAAGTTTCGTCTGGCTCGTATTTTAGGTTGTACTGTTGAGTCTTTACAGAACAACATGACTGCTGAAGAATACGAACAGTGGAAAGTGTACCTCAGCTACGAGCCACCTAACACAAACGAAATCCAATTAGCTGTTTTAATTGCGGCGGTTACCTCTTTTGCGGGAGGTAAGAAGAAAGCACGCGATTTTATAATAAGTCGCGCGCCTAGAGCTAAATCCACTATTACGGGTGAAGAACTAAACAATTTAATAAAAGGAATGTTTTAAATGGCAATTACAATACAAGATCAAGTTGTTGTAGATATGAGAGCTGATATCCGTAGATTAAAAAGAGATTTAGCTGCGGCGAAAGCCGCAACAAAAGCAACTAATTCAGGTATGAGGGCTCAGTGGAAAGCCACCGCAGCGTCTATAAGATCAACAGCTGCGCAGTTGTCTCGTTTAAGTGTGACTATGGCCGTTACTATGGGCGGGCCTGCTTTGGTGAGTGTTGTACGGCACGCAGATGCATGGAGTTTGTTAGCAAGTAGGATTAAGCTTGTATCCGACTCTTATGATGAAACCACGGATAAAAGAAGAAAGCTTTTTGAGGTATCTCAAGAAACAAGAACCGACATAGTTAGTTTAACTAACTTATATACAAGAATAGCTCGTAACACACGGCAGCTTAATATTGAAGATGAAAAGCGTTTAAGGCTAACAAAATTAATAGCAAAAGCGCTTATTATATCAGGCGCAGAAACACGATCTGCAGAGGCCGCGTTGGTACAGTTTACCCAAGGATTAGCAGCTAATGCATTAAGAGGTCAGGAGTTAAACTCTGTGATGGAGCAGACCCCTAGGATCACCCAAGCGTTAGCAGATGGGATGGCGGCAGCGATCAAAAAGAATAAAGAGCTTGCTGGTGTGGTTGCGAGTTCTACGGGTGTTACTATAGGTGAGTTAAGAAAACTAGCGGCCGAAGGTAAAATCACAACTAAAGTTGTGTTTGACGCTATGCTGAGCCAAGAGAAGAAAATTAATGAAGAATTTAAACAGATGGCAAAAACGACAGGCCAGGCAGGGGTACAATTAAGTAATGCCTGGAAACGTTTTGTAGGTAATCTAGATCAAGCCATAGGCATGACGCAATACATAGTAAAGCATATAGATCTTTTACGCGAAGCGTTAAGGGATGAAGATAAAGAGATGCAGGGTTATCAAAACCACTATATCGGTATGATAACCTCCGTGCTCGCATATGCCGATAAAGCTGTTGATGTTTTGTTGTATTTAAGTGCAGCGTCTTATAAAGGATACACCACAGCGCTAGACACAGCAGCATTAATAGGTAGTATATTTACTGATAAATTAATGTCAATGTTCGATACCACATTTAGGTTCCTTGAAAAGATAAAGCTCGAAACCAAGTTAGCTGGGATGGTAATATCAAACTCACTGCATTTTAAAATAGGCGACATAGAGATTGCAGGGCCGTCTTTCCCAGAGAAAGACATATTAGCTGTCAAGAAAAAAATAGCTCAAGTTGACGAGGAAGCGGCGGCGCGGGAACAAGCGCGATTAGAACTGATATCTGAGCAAACAAACGCACTGAAAAAACAATATGATATAGTTGATATTCTTGAGAAGAAAGCAAATGTATCCGTTGACGACAGAATTAAGGAGATCGAGAACAACGCCGCAAAATATAGAAAAGCATTAGAGTTTGTTAGAAAAGAAAGTATATTCCAGCCAAGAGAAATCAAAAACGATCCTGAAAGTAACCTAAACAAAAAAATCGTTAACAATTTGCTCAGAAGATATGACACAGAGAGACTGGTCAATGACGCAATAGCTGATAGGATAAAATTGGAGGCGGAACTTAAAGTATACGCGGAGAAGATCAAAGAATATCCTAAAGTGGAGATTTTAGCGCAGGCCGATGCTGACGCAACTTTAAAGCGTTTAGAGAACATACGCAAGGAAATAAAGCAAGTACAGAGCATTAAACCGCAAAATTCCTCAACAGCAACCAAACTGGCGAAGCTACAAACGGAAGAGCTAAAAGCGCAAATAAAACTATACAAAATCGAAGAAGGCGCACAACGAAAACAAATCAAGTTTCTGCAACAGGCCGCCGACTACACCAAGCGTATAAGTGATGCGCAAATAACGAGACAACGAATATCTTTTGAGATTGAGAACATAAATGTATTAGATACTTTCGAGGGTAAAGTTTTAAACCTAGTAGATGAGGTCGAGCGGTTAAAGGTTGAATTAAACAGTATAGAGGTGAAACGCTCCGCTTATGAAGCTATAGAAGTTAAGAAAGCTGCAGACTTAGTTAAGATAGAAGAACTTAAAACAGACGAAGCACGGAAACGCCTAGAACTTGCTAAAAAGCAATATGAATTAGCGCAAGCATACAAAAAACCGTTAATAGAAACCGCACAAACATGGGCTGAAGTTTTTACGCGTACGGGCGAGTTCTCAGAAGCGATGAAAGCGATTTTAGACGATTTTCTGTCTGGATTACGTCAAGGTTCCTCGGGTATAAGCGGACAGTTTGTTGGTTGGTATTTTGCAATACTGCAAGGTTTAGGCGCTTATTCGCGAAACCGCGCTGATGAACGAGAACAAAAACTAAAAGGTGAAGTTGAATTCGACTCGAAAGATTTCCTGGATATGGCGCGTGCGTATGAAACGGCGACATATCCGTTGCTTGGAGCTGTAAGAGAGACAAATAAACATCTTCAAAACTTAGAGTCGATATTTGCAGTTACGGCAAAAAAGGTATCAGCTACACCACTTACAGACGAACAAGGAAGGGTTTGGCTTAGTTCACTAACCAGTAACGGCACTGATAACTACAATTGGAGCGATACCAGTGGATTTTTAGGGTCTAATCATTCTAGTAGAACTCTAGTAGATGCGGGTATTGTGTTGGAGACACAAAGATTAGGCGATTTAATAAACGCGAATACCGCGGCTATAAGAGGTTACGCCACAGCTCGTTTTGAGTCGTCCGGTGCTTGGGGCTTGTTCTCCAGTTCTTCGGTCAGAAGAGAGACATTTGAACTACCAGACAATATACAACAAGAGTTTGCAGCAGCATTTAATGAAGGATACCAAACTATTTTAACTTCTGCGGTTGCGCTAGGTTTCGACGAAGAAACTATTAGGCGAGAATTAGAAAACCAACAAATATCTATAGACTTTACGAGTCTTTATGACCTAAACATCGATGAGGCTAACAATAGAATAGACGAAATATTTAGTACATTGTTTAACGGTGTTGTTAGCGATATTGAAGATTTCCAATACTTGGTAAATCGTTTTAGGGAGGGTACTGAAGATGACCTGTCGGCTTTAATACGCCTTAGCTTGGAGTATCAACAAGCGGGGCAGTCGCTACAACTGGCCGGTTTTGATTTCTCCGAGGCTTTAAGGATGGTGAGTATAGGCGACATCAAAGCTCCAACAGAAGCTGAAGCGCTGGCACAGTTTTATGAAAGATTCCCTGATTACAACGGGCAGATCCAAGCTACAGCTTATTATGAAAGCCCGCAATCACAAGTGTTAGAGATGGTAGATTTAGCGGGTGGTGTTGATAATTTTGATAATATGTTATCTTCTTATATAAATAGTTTTTTGACAGAAGAAGAACGCATAAAATACGAGACGGAGAACCTTACAAATGTCTTAGCAGATTTCGGGCTTCAACTACCTAATACGACAGAAGAATACCGCGCGTTGATGAATGCGCAAGACAGAACTACTGAAGCAGGCAGAGAAGCTTGGTTGGTTCTTCTTCAAATGGCACCTACATTTGCAGATATAGCTGATACGGCTGAAGAGGCGGGCGGTGCGCTAGGGCAAACAAGCGACTACATAGGTAGATTGACCAGAGCTGTTACAGCTGATTATAGCCCATATACATCTGATCAGCAAGCAGCGTTTTTAGAAAGATTTGCTCAGTTACAAGATACATCGACAGATGAAGGAGCGAAAAACTATCTTGATAGTTTAGAAGAAGCTTTAAGAGCAAACTATAACATGGCGCCTACAGTAGAAGATTATATAGGCAGATACAACACATACATAGATGAGATCCAAAGAATAGAGAAAGAAAAGAATATAGGCGACTTGTGGGATAAAGCAGATGAAATTTTGCAAGAATTACGAAACCAAACAAGTGTACAAGAACAAGCAAGTTATCAGCAGGCTTTATAAGGAGATAAGATGACGATAAGTGAACCAGTAAAAACAAAGCTAGTAGAATACACAGAAGATGCCTCAAATGTAATTAAACCGTATGAATGGAACACCGACTACGATAAACACGATAAGGTATCTGTATACAGCGGCACTTATAGAGCTAAACAACCAGCTAGAACTAACGCAACTTCAAATCCGCGAGAATTGTTGGCTAATGCAGCAAATGACATCAACGAATTTTTCGTAAAATTTGTTAGGTGTGAAACAGATAGGACTTTTTACCACCCGCACTTAGATGCTTATTGGGTATTTACAAACGCACCAAATCCAGCTAAACTACTAGCCAGCTGGGGTTATGGTTTTATGCTGTGGGGTTATGCTTTTCCGCGTTCTTTGTCAGGTACATTCACACCAGATTTATATGGCAACATCAATTTTCCGCCGGCGGGTACATCGGAGTATATCAAGTTTGAGATGGACGGTGCCAATGTCGTTGTAACCAAATACAGTGGCGGAACTTCGATGCAAAACCCCGGAACCGTGGACAGCACACAGACACATACCACGGATGCTTTTGCGGCGGCTTATCCTAACCTGATTTTTTTCGATGATATGACACAGTTTAAAGCTACATTAAATCAGGAGTGGGAAACGGATACACAAACCATATTAAATGTTGCTTTTGCGACTCAGTTTGGTGGTAGTTTAGATATCCAAGATGATACTAGGTGGTTGAAGTTAACTACATACGAGCCGGAATTTATACTGGACGCAAAAAACTACACTGGTTTAGCTGCTAAGACACGGTGCTCAATAACTGTTGAAGGAGGTGCTAAATTTGATACACTAGCATTAGGTGGTGTAATAGCTGAAAAGATAGATGTTTCTTTTATACATTACGATGGTACCGTTGTTTATGCTTTACAAAATTATTTAATAGATAATAGGCGTGATATTAGGGAGGAGACGACGCCCTATGGCACAACAGTAATCCTATATGCGGCGCATGAAAATGAAAATATTATGACACAGGTATTACCTGAAGGCAGCAGAGTGAAAATAGATTTGTACGGAGACAATATTTTCGTAGGTAAGGCGCAACTAGGATTGGCTGTAGATGTAGGTATAACAGATTTTAATTTCACGACAGAGTTCGTGGATTTTTCCCCTGTAGAGGTTATTTTCAATGTAGTACATTATAAAGAGGGTTTAAAGGTTAAAGATTACAAAGGATCATTTAGGTTTTGGACCCAAAGATTTGATATATACGATAGGTTGTTCGTATCTTTAGGCGGCAAGCAGATAATCATAAATGGTTCAGATACAACAGATAATTGTCGGCTAGATAGTACAGATAGATTTGCCGCCACCATGCTTTTAGGCCGCATCAAAAAAATGCCTTTGAAGACGGTAAAAACTGATGATAGACTAGGTGTGCTGGCGCAAGCAGACTTTACAATTAGGGAGATAGTATGATACCCGACGCGTGTAAAGTAACAGATATATTAAAGACACCAGAAAACATAGAAAATAGGTGTGTCTTTGTACTGCCGCTAAAAACTAAAAGAGATGTATATAAAGGGTTGGGTTTACGAGCAGTTACAAAACCGAATAAGTTCCGTGTACAGATGCGATTCGAAACAGATGGTTTGATGAAAACATGGAGACAATTCTATAAAAATATAAAATACGGCGGCGACGTATTTTTTATTAAACTTAATCGGTATGGCGATATAAGAGCTGTTTTAGTTAGAATGACTACATTAGCTCCGCGGTTTAGACGTACTCAAGAAGGGTGGGTGGGTACGCTAGACCTCGAAGAAGTATATCCGCCAGAGGGATATAGTTATGACGAGAACGGCGAATGGATGGTAGATAGCGAAGGTGACCCTATTACGACGCCTAATTGTTCGTGGGGTAGTTTTGTTTTCGGTAAAGACCCTGCTGGTAACGGTAATGGTGGTGGTAATGGCGGTGGTAATGGCGGTGGTAATGGCGCAGGTAATGGCAACGGTGCTGAGTGCGTTGGTTCGTTTCACGCGCCAGGACAACATCCAGAGAATTGCAATCTACCGGATGAAGCTATATTGGATGTTTTGGGTGATGGTAGTTGTTTAGCTTTATATAAATTTGACGGCGATACTAATGACATCTCTAATACATATAACGCTAATTCCGCAGACAACACATATAATATAGGTTTTATAGGGGAATGCGCGAAATTTCAAGGAAATAACGCAGGTATAGTAGTAAATAATTTACCTATAGACTATAATAATTTTAGTATATCTTTTTGGATAAATGTGGGTAGTAGTAGTACTGGAAACATTTACGAATCTAGCGACGGCGCAAACACAAATATCGAAGTCGAATTTGACGCGGTATCAAACGCAATAATAGTTAAAGGGGACGGAATGACGTCTCACGCCTATTCGGGCGCTGACTCTTTAGAAAATTACGATCCTGGTCACGCCAAACCTACAACGCCTTGGCAGTTTATTTGTGTCGTGTTTAAAAGTAATCACGATGTATTGATTTATATTGACGCTAAAGACGCAACTGCAAACGCGTCTATAGGTACGGTAAACCCTCCAGCGGACACCATATTTACGTTGGGCAAAAATGGCTATAGTGGTCGTTTAGATCATTTACGTTTTTTCAACAAAGCCATATTGCCTTTTGAAGTACAAAAATTATACGAGGAACGGGCATGAATTATGTGAAGTATCCCTATGATAAATTAGGTGAGTGCAGCTTAGAAAACGATACAGCTCTAAACGAAGCTTCTTATAACGGACTAGGAAACAGACTAAAAACATTAGGTGCTGTTATATCGTTGAACATGTTTTTGGACACAGATCAAAAACAGAAAGATTGGCATGAATTCTACGAAAATGAATTGAATCACGGAACCAAACCTTTTATGGTTAAAATACCTTATTATGGTAAACCCCTATACAGAGTAGTACAGATAACAGACCCGAGTATAGAGACGGTTAAAGATAAAAACGGATGGCACCAAACCATAAAAGTAGCCATGTTTTTCGGTGACGGAGTTGTTTTTGATAAAAATGGTGATGTTGTCACAGATATAAACGGTGACCCTATTACAGCTAAAGAGTTGTGCGAGAATAAAGAAGTTAGGTATTGCGGGGAACGGGTAGGTCCCCCGGGTGGAGATTTACCTTTTTATCCTTTAAGTACAGGTCCTTATAATTTATGTTTCGATAGAAACCAACCTAAACAAACCAAACATTTGACGTTGACGTACACACCTAGTGAGGCGCAAAGCACGATGGCTTGGTATCAGTTTGAGGGAAATTTATGGAATTCTATGAGGCCACCAGCTGTATGCCGAAAAGAACAATACACAGGCGATAGCAGCTCAGAAGTTAATTACGCCCCTTCTAGGTTTAAAACAGGGCTGCTTCAAAACAACGAACCCATGAATGGTTTAGTGGTAAAAGAATTTCCTTTTATATACACCGCCACAGCCATATCTTTTTGGATAGTTGATGTGAGCATAGGGGCGGGTGTCATATTCGAAGCCTCGGCTGAGAACGATCCGACGATAAAAGTAAGCATAGAATGTACAGCAAATCAATTAAAAGTAACTGGTTCGTATTTCACCACAGACGCGTTGGCTGATTCATCTCACAATAAATTAGGTTATCCGACCATGAATAATGTTATAGTTTCTTTTATCGCTGACGGCGTAAGCAGAAAATGCAGAATTTTTATTGACGGTCGTGATGTAACCACTCAAGAAGGTGTCATGATAAGTACCTTAAATGACGCTGATATGTTTAGGTTTGCGTTGCGTAAAGCAGGAGAAGATAAGCACATCAATGTTGATGACCTGCGCTTTTTAAGTAAAGCTATAACAAGTGAAGCTGAAGCGCGAAGAATACACAACGAAAGTTTAAGAAGTACAGAGTGGTTTCATGATGGCTCCGCTTTAGCTTTGTGGCGGCTAGATGGTGACGGCAGGGATTGCGGAGATAGATACCACGCGTCACAAGATCCTGGTTCGTACGCGGAAGATTCGTTTTTCTTATATAAAAGCATATACGACCAACAACCGCGATGTCTATATTCGGACGGTAGCAGCTCGCAGGTAGTAACCATAACAGATTTACCTCTTAACTGGGAGGATTGTTGTATTTCAGCGTGGGTTAAAGCACCTAACGCCCCGTATTGTTGGGTTATTGGCGCCGGCAGCTATCAATCTACTGTGCGTTATGTAATAACACCCATAGGAAATGAGTTATATACAACGGGTACAGATGTAGGTACTGCAGCTACAACAATCCCTTTAGACGATGAACCGGATACATGGAGACATGTGGTAATGAATATAAAAACAGGTAAGTGCAGGATTTATATAAATGGTAACGATGCTACAGAGCAGGAAGGAGACGCGTCAAGCACAACTGAGGCGCCGTATAAATTTTATATTCAGTGCGGCGGGCACGAGGTCGCCACTTATATTGATCATGTAAGGGTGTTCAGAAGAGCTTTGACAGATAAAGAAATTAAAAGTTTATATGATGAGCGTAAAAGCTTGAATCACTGGTAAGGAGGAAAAATGCCGCATATTAACACAGTTTTAGAAGACGAAAGCAGTTTAGATGATTTAATGGATGTCGATACTACATCGACAAATCCAAGTCAAGGAGATACTTTAGTTTGGGATGGGTCTAATTGGGTGCCTTCAGCCGTAGCAGGTACCGTACAATCTATTAATGATTTAAATGACGTGGACACAGCCACATCACCACCCACTAACGGGCAGGCTTTAGTCTGGAATGGCTCAGAATGGGCACCAGCAACACCAGCTAGTTCTTTAAACGATTTAAGTGATGTAGATACGGCATCAACACCACCATCTGACGAGCAAACATTAGCGTGGGATGATACGGCGCATTTATGGGTACCACACGACTTAACCACCACCGTTGAAAGTTTAAAAAATGTGGACATAGGCGTGACAAACGATAACGACATATTACAGTACAGTCAATCTTACAACGAGTGGCGTAAAATAACACACAGACTAAGTTCGGCCACAAATGTGGATAGTAACACTAATTCAGGACTCCCTAGTGATGGTGATGTACTGACTTATGACGCCAACACACAAAAATGGAAAGCTGCGGCTTCAAGCGGTGGAGGCGGAAGTGGTTCGTGGGTGTCGAAATGGTCGGGGCTCGCTTTAAGTCAAACTAATAACTGGGGCGCAGGCCAGTACATAGTAAAAGACGAGGACGATGAATATTTGTATGTACATGTACCTGCAACAGGTGTTGACTATAAAGGTCCTGCGGTAGTAGAGGTTGAGAGCTACCAAGATGACCAGGTAGTGACATGGTATAAATTTGTTTTTTATGAAGATGACGAATTCTATGTCGTTTATGAAAACACCGACATTGACTCCGCTGGTGGTACATCGACATATATGGCCATGTCCGACGGCAGTGAAATAAGAAAAAACATAACAGAAATATTTAGATTTGAATAAAGGGAAGATATGCAAATAGCTCAAGGAAACTACCTACAAAATAAGATAGCTGGATTCGCTGGCAGCACAGTGAAAGCAGGACATGAAAGATTTATAGGTGGTAATCTATGGACCAACCCAACAGGCGGTGACTTAATCATACCATCACCGTCAACAACGACTAACTTAGAGGCCGCCGGTTTTCAACAAATAAGTGGTTCAGGCAGTTCTAGCCAACCAAGTCATCCTATAAATCCGGAGGATATTCTGTATACAGCACTGAAAAACAGAATGTCCGCCGGTTTGTTAGAAGTAGATAAGTGGTACAGAATAACAGATTTTAGAAGCATAAACAAGACAAGTTTTAATCTTATACATACAGCTGATATAGAACCGTTAAATGTCAGGGCTGTAAATGTAGATAAAATAGATAATGTAGCTTTTTCTGATATATACCCAGATGATATACTTAGATATGATATAGAACCAGATACATTGATAGTTGATAGTTCAGGTGAGTGGGAAGACGATACTAATACAAATGGTGAGTTAAACTTTTCGAACTGGACCAGTACTTCTATAGATGTGGATAAACATTTAATTATAGACGACAATTTCTACCTTTACGCTGAAGACGATAATGGTTCTTTTGAGTGGAGCAGCGCGAATATAGGCGTAGATTTGGAGGTAACATATCCATCTGCGGATGTAACAAGAATAACACAAACAACACAGCATATTAACTTTACGGCCCCCGCCTACAATTACGGCGAATTAGAAAGCTCTTATAAGGCGGGAGATAAAACAGGCGAGATTTACTACAGAGAAGACCCAGTAAAAAAAATAAAGTGTTTTTTTGATTTTAGGGGTACAGCTCACGCCAGAAAGAGAATAGACTCCAGCACCATACCTGATTATGCGGCCGGTAATCATAGTAAAAACGATCTTGTTAAAAATAATAACAATGTATATAAATGTTTACATGACACAGACCAAGCATACAATACAGCATTTTGGATATTAGGCGCCACCGACATTGATAATAGTTATAACTTTACGCGGCCCACATTAGGCAACATATATGTGGTACTAGATGATACACCGAAAATGATCCCGGTTTTTAGTTACTGGAATGGTTCTGATTATGTGGAAGATTATAATAAGATAAGTAATGTGGTTTTTAAAAGTCGAAGTGTAGTGTGCCCAAGAGCATCACAAAACACAGCAATTCAAAATGTGTTAGTGGAAGAAGGAGCACAAGACATAACTATCGCCGGTTCTGTGCAAAATGTTACATTTCCGCGTCACTGCCAACAATTGAATGTAGACAAAGCCGGTAATCTACAGAATTTAGATATTCTGAACGGTATCAGTTACACTACATTAAATGGTTGGTTTGCTAACAGTAAAATAATTAATATTAGAAACAGTATCATACACCAAGCTAATGATAGTGAAATCGGGGACAGTCATTATTTATACATAGTTTCGTTAAACAGAAGTCAGTTGGGTTCAAGCTGTTCTTATGTTGCGTTAGGTAGTATAGAAAACAGCTCATTTGGTTCTAACTGGAATAATGTTTATATATTTGCTAGTTATTACAATAAAATAGGTAATTCGTGCTCCGGGTTAGAAGCCACCGTAAATGGTTTCTCCAATAACGAGATAGGTGATTTGTGGAAAAACTTTAAAATCAACCACACTTTTACCTACAACAGAATAGGAACTCTTGTGGGTAATCTTTCGGGGATAGAAACGCATGGTGATTGGTATGCTAATGATATAGGCAATTTTTGTTTTACTGCGGCGAACAATAATTATTTCGGTCATCACGTAAACAACAACAGCATAGGTAATAAAGTAGATCAACTAAGAGTAAATGGTACTATAAGCGGATCAGTTTTACACAACAACATAACTCATATATTTTGCGCGAATATGTACAATACGGTTATAAATTCAGCTTGTCACAGCTTTGATTTTACTGGTAATATACAACAATGTATCTTTGAGCCAGGCACAAACAACATCACATCTACCACAGCGTTAATATTTAACCATAATACCGTCGCAGACGGTTATATGACTCTAGATGGTACTTGTGGCCTACCTTACGATAATGTCAAAACTAAGATGTATAGGAGTGACGGCCAGCCGCGCTTAGAGTATAGAGACAACAAAGATAGACTTATTGTGTTAGACCCAACGACATGCGAAGAGATTATACCTGATGTCAAATACAACGCGTTTAATGAACCTTTGTTCAAGTTTAGCGCCGAAGACGGTTTATCTGTTACTGGGCAGTCCAACAATTCATGCCCTGGCGTGATGGGTTTTAGTCAACCTAACGGGGTAGCTTGCAGCGGCTTAAAAACATACGATGAGGCCGTACAGTGGTGCGCAGATCAAGGAGGTAGATTACCTACTATAATAGAGTTGGAGCAAAACAGCACCCGAGGTACGGGCTGTGGTTATGACGCCAAACTATGTTGGTCGCAATCACCTTCACCTACCGAAGACCATTATTGGGTGTGTAAGGGTAGAGATGGCGATGATTTGCAAGAAAAAGAAAAAACGGATACCGCCTATGTACGCGTAGTATATGACAAATTTAGACGGAATTAATTAAATAAAAAGGAATACCGTAGAGGGAACCGGTTTGCAAAATCGCGAAAAATTTTCTGCAGCGGCTTACAACAACAGAACTGGAGATAGGAATATGGATGAATCAATTTTAACAAGAATAAAAGCTGTGGAGGCCCGTGTAAAAGAACTAGAGCATTCGTGTTGTGGTTTTGAAGCAATTAAAGAAAGGGCCGAGAACAGCCTGCTTCTTAAACAAATGCATTGTGAGTTAACTAAGCTAGAAGCGAAGATAAATACTTTGTATAAAGTCTGGTTTATGATGATAGGTGGTACGATAGTTGTGTCTATGGTAGTACAATTATTAGATGTACCGCATAAAGTATTAAAACTATTAGGAGGATAAAATGAGCAAGAAACATTTCGGTTTTCACCTCAGCAAACATTCGAGGCGAGAGCTAACAGGCGTACACCCTTATTTAGCTTTTATGGTTGAGGAAGCCATAAGGCTCACAGATGTAGATTTTATGGTGTTCGACGGACTAAGAACTAAAAAAGAACAAGAGAAGTTTAGACGATTGGGTGTATCGTACACAGATAACTCATACCACTTATATGGCTTAGCTGTTGATTTAATTCCTTATGTAGACGATAAATTATCGTGGGACCCTAGATACTTCCCTGATGTAGCTAGAGCATGTAAAGAAGTTATAAAGAAACACAATCTTCCTATTCAGTGGGGGTATGATATGTGGAAATGGGATATGGGACATTGGCAGATAAGTCATTTAAATGGTAAAGATGCTAGAAGCGTTTACGATGCAAGGAAATGGTTAAATGTATAATAAACTTAAAACTCTATCTAAGAGGACAATTAAAGATTGGTGCACTAGATGGCCTGAAGGTATATATAATGTAGATACAGGCAAATGGGAAACATGGGGTTATTGTTGCCGCGAACATGACAGAGATTACGAAAAAAAGATAGGTAGGTTAAAAGCTGATAATAAACTATTTAAGTGCGTAAAAATGTCGGGACATCCATTTATAGCGGGTTTAATGTGGTTGGGTGTCAGAGTTTTTGGTTGGTTGCATTATTAAATTTGTATTTGCGCAAAATAAGCACTCATACTTTGAGTATATGCGCATATTCCGCGGTAACGCATAGTAATACATACCGCATTATAGCGGAATTTATTGTATTGAACTTAAAACAAAATAAAAGGATTAGTAATGATTAAAAGTATAGAACGATTTGCTGAAGAGCGTAAAATAGATAAACTGTCCCCTAATGACGATGACTTCGCCGCTAATATACTGGAAGAGGTACTAGAACATAGAGGGTATAATATAACACCGGAGACGAGAAATACACTAAAAGATAAATTCAACTCTTTTGTAGCTAATTTAGAGGAAGATGGTGTAATCACTTTTGGTGCGGTTAAAGGTATAGAGGATAAGATAGACGCTATAGCTGATATAGTTGTGTTCTCTATAACAGAGATGATGAAATTCAATTATAGACCAACATGTGTGTTGCGAGAAGTATCTAAAGAAGTCAACAGCCGCAAAGGCAAAATAGTTAACGGTAAATTTGAGAAGTTCAAACCAGGCGAAGAAGGTTATGTAGAGCCTTATAAAGCTAATTATAAAAGATGTGAGGTGTAGTGTGGTTGAGTACGTAACAAGAAAAGACATCGAACACATACCTACAAAATTTGGTTTTAACGGTTTTGGTGAGGTGGTTTACTACAGAACATATAGTAGACTCAAACCAGACGGTACACAAGAAAATTGGTATGATACAGTGGTTAGGGTAATCAACGGTTTATTTGATATAAGACTAAAACACTATAAAGATAACGGATTGCCTATACCACCACACTGGCCTAGTTTAGCCAAAGACATGGCTGTGGCGTTGACTAAAATGGAGTGGATGCCTCCTGGTAGAGGTTTATGGGCTATGGGTAGTCCTTTTGTCTATACTCACGGCTCAGCTGCTTTAAACAACTGCGGAGCAGTTGACACTGCTGACCTCGTGGTATCTGCTGGTTGGGCTATGGACATGTTAATGTGTGGTGTAGGAGTAGGCTATAACCTAAACTGGAACGGCCTGGTTAAGGAGCCTAAAGGCGAAGTAAAAACATGGACTATAACAGATGACAGAGAAGGTTGGGTAAAATCGGTAGAGCTTCTGCTCAGCGCATACATCAAAGGCACAAATCCTTATGAGTTTGATTACAGCGCAATTCGTAAAGAAGGTGAGCCGATCAAAGGCTTTGGTGGTGTGGCGTCAGGACCAGAACCATTAAAACAGTTACATAAGCGTATAAGACAATACATGCGGTTAAGACTAGAAGGGAAACACTCAGCAGGTAGAACTGTTTCTGATTTATTCAACGCTATAGGAGCGTGTGTAGTAGCTGGTAATGTCAGACGAAGCGCTTTAATTAATTTAGGGCATCCTAGTGATGAGGAGTTTTTGGATTTAAAAGACTACGAGAAAAATCCTGATAGGATGGATATAGGTTGGATGTCTAACAACACAGCTGTGTTTGAGAATTCGGACGATTTCAGATTACTGCCACACGTCGCCGGGCGTGTGGTTAATAACGGTGAACCAGGTATTTTAAATTTGGTAAACATTAAAAAATATGGGCGTTATGGGGAGCTAAAAACGGATGACGCTTGGCTAGCAAATCCTTGCGGAGAAATACCTTTAGAAAGTTTCGAGTTATGCAACTTAGCCGAGGTGTTTCCTACGAAATGCGAATGCGACGATGACTTCTACCAAGCACTGACATATGCAACATTCTACGCCTCGACAGTATCGTTACTAAAAACACACAGACCCGAAACCAACGCAGTTGTTGCGAAAAACCGAAGGATAGGTATATCTTTAAGCGGCGTAACAGATTGGATAGATAAAATAGGGGCAACATGTGTAACGAATTATTTGAGAAAAGGCTATAAAGTGGTTAAAGATGTGAACTCTGTTTTAAACAAAGAAGCAGGCGTACCAGAGGCGATTAGGGTAACAACTATTAAGCCCAGCGGTACAATTAGTCAACTAGTTGGCGTAAGTTCGGGTATGCATTTTCCTACCTTTAACTATGCTATTAGGCGCGTCAGAGTAGGGAACTCTACCCCAATATGTCAGGTGTTGAAAGACAGCGGTATACCTAACGAACCAGATCAGTTTAGTGCAGGTACAACAGTGTTTTCTTTTCCGATAAATCAAGGAAGTACTAGACCAGCAACATCTGTGTCGGCATGGGAGCAGTTCGCTTTACTATCTATGATGCAGAGAGAGTGGAGTGACAACATGGTAAGCTGCACTGTGTATTTTGACAAAGAAAAAGAAGGGCACCAGATAGAGCATATGCTAGCGCAGTTTATGCCCGTCATAAAATCAGTGTCGCTACTACCGCACACAGATACAGGAGCTTACCCACAAATTCCTTACGAAGGCATTAATAAAGAAGAATACGAAAGGTTGTTGTGTGAGTTACCTAAGATAGATTGGTCAAAATTTGTGGGCGACAGCGTAGCCGATAAATTTTGTAATTCAGATACATGCGAGGTATAAAATGACAGTACAACTACTAAGCCATACTCCTTTGGAGGTGGCGATAACTGCAACACGGACATGTTGGAATAGTTTTAATAAAAGTGATAATGGTGGTGCGCACGACAAAGCGTTGGTGAATAAAGTAGCTAATAAGTATAAACACTCATCAGTAATAGAGCATTTAGTGTATTCGTTTAGGATACAAGGCATATCACGAGCTTGTCTGCAGGAATTAGCTAGGCACAGGATAGCTTCGTTAAGTGTCAAAAGCACGAGATATACGCTCAAAGAAGTTAAAAACACGAGCAACTTGGCCTCGTTCTTAGTTAAGACAGGTGACGCAAACATCGACAAAGCTAGCTTAGACGCTTTGAGAAATGTACGGACAATGTTACTAAAAGGCAAATCAAACGATAAAGTTAAATACTGTCTGCCTGAAAGTTTTAAAACAGAGTTGGTGTGGACGATAAACGCTAGAAGTTTACAGAACTTTTTAAAATTGAGAAGCTCCAAAGAAGCGCTGTGGGAGATTAGAAGACTAGCAGAAACCGTTAAAAAGTCTCTGCCGGCAGATCATGCTTACCTGTTTTAAAATTTACTTTTATAGAGCCGCACCCATTTATATATTAAATAAGCGGTGTCGAGCTCACCATTTTCCATAGCAGCTGCAAAGTCATTTTGGTCGCTCTCGCTGATGTTAGCTATGAGATTGGTTTTAATTTCGTCGGGTAAATCTTTCAAAATACCCCTAACATATAAAAGTATTTTTTCACCTCCAGCTATACCTTGTTGGTGCAGTAAATACTTGACTAAGTCGTTATGATAACCTATACGCTTAGATGCTCTATCAACATCTCTAAATCTTAGCTGACACAAAACATCTTGTATCGCCGGTTTAGTCTTTTGCTTGGTCCATGTGGTGTTGTCTTCTACCAGTCTGTTTTTCTTAGCTCTTTTAAGCAGCTCTGTTCCCCAATAATTATTTAGTTGACAAGCCCCGAAACAGTTACCATACTTGTTGACTGCTGTATAACTGTGACCTGACTCAATTTCATATACTTTAAGTTTAAATTGTTCTTGGCTAGATAATTTGGCCTTTCTAAAAACATCCAAGCTTAGTTTGTTATAGTCAACCTCTACCGACTCTATTAGAGGAGTTGTTTGGGTTATGTGGTCCTCGAAAGCTTTATTATTTAAACTAACTATCTGTGTTGTTGTTTTATCGCATGTTTGTGTATACACATTAAGTACGGTTGTAGATGAGCCTGTGACTTTGGCTGTTGTGTAAACCGTTAACGGAATAAACACTAAAGCCAGAACGGTCACCCCGCTTAAAGGTACGCTGTTTGTTTTAATGTTGTTTTTACTCATCATCAACCTCCAACGACACACTTAAGTTTACGCCTATTGCAGTCACTTCTTTGCGCTCAGATATATCCGTAAACAGCCTATCTAACAACTTTTCTTTGATATCGTTTTCAAGAGCCGCCATTAAAGAAATTATTACCTTTCTGTATTGCAGCACTACTAAAGAAATTTCCATCATCACAGACACCCAGTCTACAGTGTCTTCTTTGTTGTACCACAACACAGTACCGTCTCTGAGAGCTGCAATACCATATGTATGAAGAGCCTCGTCAAACTGCGCCGGTGTTAAACCAGCGGAGGCCAATTTTTGCGTAAACGCTATTGTATGCCTTTTTTTAGCTAACAGACACCAAAAATCTTTCGGGTCCAAATCTATTTTAATTGTACTCATTTAGTTTCCTTTTATGGTTTTAGTCTTGTGTTATTTTACCTGTGGTCTTTAACCAGAAAATATACACACTCATTTAGTTTCCTTTTCTAATTAATAATGTAAATAAATTTTTTGCTTTGTTGTTTTCGATTTGTGTTTCTTCGGCGAACAAAGCTCTTACTTCTTCTCTTGTGTCTTCGTTTATTTGTGCGTCGAATATCTTAGTTAACACACCAG